TCGTCGGAGTACATGCACTCATACGACAATCTAAAGTCTGCGCTTTTCCAGCAAAAGATCAACTGCAAGGTTGACTTCCTTACCGGCAACTCGATTCTTCCCTCGGCAAGAAACTATCTTGTGGATCGCTTCCTAGAGACAGATGCAGACTGGATCTTCATGGTTGACTCTGACATTAACTACGAGCCGGGCGATGTGTTGGCGTGCTTGCCGCACCTTGAAAACACAATTGTTGGCTTTCCTTGCTGCAAAAAGTTTGCAAAATGGGACCGGATTGCCGAAACTGTTCGAAACAACCCAGACTTTGCCCCAAAAGACATTCCGGCAATTTTGTCTGACGCAAACTTCTCTATCCCAGAAAGCGGAATTATGCACACCGATGACTACGGGCTTGCGACTGTCGACTGGATTGGCACCGGTGCAATGCTTGCATCACGAACTTCGCTTATGAAGATCATCGCAGCAAACCCTGAAGACAAGGTTGAATTTGACAAAAGGGCCATTCATCAATTTTTCCGCTACGAGCATCAGCAGATTGTCATTGGTGGGGTGAAGTGCACGCAATACGCCGGTGAAGACGTATCATTTTGCAGGCTGGCAAAAAAGTCAGGGGTCGAGGTCAAGGCAAAGATTGACGCCAGGACTGGACACGCTGGCTTTTTGGACTACCGGTTTGATGCTTCCGCTGTCAGTAAGCTTAAGTACGTTCCGCCTGCGAAAAGGGACTAAACCGAGACTCCTCAAGCGGGTAGGCGTACATCAACCAGTTAGAGCGGATCTCCCTACCTGGAATTTCTGCCCCTTCTAGCTTTGGAACGTACGCAAGAACATGCTCTCGGTTGCTGAACTGCCGAAGATCAACGTGGGCCGTGTCCGGAGTTGAGTTGATGACGCAATCAAACTTTGGAATAATCTTCGCCGCAGACCAGTCCATCATTACGCTACTGGCGATATCCCCAAAATTGAGCGCAACGATGTACGGATCAGGTAGCGTAACCGTTGTAAAGGACTCTTCTGCGCGGATGCCAAGCCTGTGGAGGATAAAGGAGACGCGCTGCTTGCTGATGCCGTGCATCCTTCCGATTTCGTTGGCCGTGTAGCCATCCAGGAACAGACGTGCGATTTCTTCATTGCGATCCTTTTTTCTAGACTTCACGACAGATCTCGCAAAGCATCACATAGGTTTCGTGGTCATAGCATGCAACGAATGTTTCATCGCATGCGTCACATACCCGCTCAGCAAGCGCAGCCCCGCATAAATCACCGCACTCTTCCTCAGTGCTCTCATCTTCGGGGAACGGGGCGAGCAGGTCGATCATTTCTTTTTACCTGCGTCTGCGGAAATTGTTGGGCCACACTTCTTGTGATACTGTCGAAATACTGAGCGCCTAGCTGCGCCTTCTGGGAACCAGATGTGCTTCCAGGTGCTTATCTCATTTGACATAATGTTATTGGAACATGTATAGCAAGCTATGCCAGTCAGGTGCGCCGGCTTTGGAGTTGCCTTAAGCGTGAGCTTTGTGTTCGTTTTGCCTGCCATAATGCCTCCTTTCTTCCAGGCGCCCAAGGGGCGCCACTCCCCTGATAAGGGGGCAGTAACACAAGATAGTGGCGATTTGGTTACAAGCGCAATCCTGTGAAAATCTACTCATGGTGTGTTATAGTCCTGCCATGAGCAAAACACCGCCACCGAGCCCTAAAGTTGCGGCAATTTGGTACCTATGGTCTTCGTCGTTTAACATCGCCCTGGCGTACTCTCCAAGGTGGACAAACGACACCGACCCATACGCGGTGCATTTTCCAGAAAACATTCAAGCGGAGGATTTTGTGAGACTCAATGAAGAAGAGGCCCAGTGGCTTATTACCATGAAATCGTCGGTGAAAAATGGCTAAGACACTCTTGATCGTGCCGACCAGGCACCGGCCAGCATCGTGCGACGCTTTGCTAAAGCAATTTCGTGAAACGTCTGAAGATTGCGACATTTTGTTCGGAATTGACGAGGACGACTTCTCCCCGTACTCGGACGAGGTGATGGCCCTTGCGTCTGTGAACCCGCGCCTGCGAATGTGCGGAACGCTGAACCTTCTTGCCGTCAAGCACGCCAACGACTATGAGTACCTTGCATTTATGGGCGACGATCACCGGCCTATGACCAAGGGCTGGGACACAGAGCTTGCAAAAGAAATTGGCGACCGGGACGGCGTGGCATACGGAAACGACCTTTTGCAGGGTCAGAATCTTCCTACCGCCGTAATGATGTCGGCATCAATCGTTCGGGCTATTGGGTACATGGCGCCGCCGGAGCTTATCCATATGTACATGGATAATTTTTGGAAGGCGCTTGGACAGGATCTTGGCCACCTCATTTACCGTAGCGACGTTATCATTGAGCACCTGCACCCATTGGCTGGGAAGTCACAGAATGATGCCGGGTATATGGAGGTTAATAGCCCAGAGATCTATACCAAGGACGTAGTCGCCTTTGACCGATATCTTCGAGATCGGTTTGTTCGTGATCTCCAAAAAATCCTTAACAAGTGAAAAACGTTCTCTCCTTTGTTCTCTACGGAAGCAACAGGCGATACATTGTCGGAGCGTTTATTAACGCAATCCTGGCAAAAAAGATTTACCCGGACTTTGTAATGCGCATCTATATCGCGCACGGAGTCCCCGCATGGGCCGTAGAAGAGCTAAAGAAGTTTTCCAATGTGGAAATTAAGATTGCACCAGCCGGAAACGAATGGTTTGCGAATGCCTGGAGATTTCTTGCGTTTTCCGACCGAGAAGTCGATGTTGTACTGATTAGGGATATTGATGCGCGCCTGACCGTCCGAGAGCGCCGAGCCTACGAAGAATGGCTTGATAGCGGCCTAGACTTCCATGTAATGAAAGATCACGAGATTGGCCACAAGAAATGGCCCATGAGCGCAGGGATGTGGGGCGGCTACGCAGATAAGCTTCGAAATCTTGCCACAATGATGGGCATGTTTATGCAGCAGGAAACCGGCAGAGACCCATACCTATCCGACCAAAGGTTTTTGTCACAGAGGGTTTGGGTAAGGGTGGAGAAAAGCTGCATGATTCACGACAGCTTTTTTGGCACAAAGGTAACAGCGCCAAGCGTTACCAAGAAGTTCCCAGTTGAACTTGAGAATCCTGCAAATCACGTCGGCGCAGCGCTAGACGAGAACGATTATTTTGTCCTCTGGGAAGATGAAAGCCTGTCCGTCAAGAATGGCGGAATTGGCAAGTTTGAATATGACCTTGAGCTACTGGAGGCTTACTAGTGAACATTTTAATTACTGGGCACCGAGGGTTTGTCGGTCGGCACTTTCAGAAGTTTTACGAAAGCCAGGGGCACACGATTCTTGGCGTTGACATCGTTGACTCAATGGACGTGCGTAAATTCTTCTCCTTGGCAAATCACACGAAGTTTGACCTGGTGATTCATTTAGCGGCCGTAGTCGGTGGCCGGGCAAAGATTGAGGGGAACCCCCTCTCTGTGGCCGTTGACCTCTCTATCGACGCGGAAATGTGGCAGTGGGCTATCCGCACCAGGCAACCAAGAATTGTCTACTTCTCTTCTTCGGCAGCATATCCAATAGAGCTGCAGACCAAGCAGTCACACAAGAAGCTTACAGAGGCAGACATTAACCTTAGTAATATCCGCAACCCAGACCTTACCTACGGCTGGTCAAAGCTTACGGGAGAGTACCTTGCGCAATTTGCCGAGGCAGAGGGTGTGCGCACGCACGTGTTCCGCCCATTCTCCGGGTACGGAGAAGACCAGGCCCTAGACTATCCGTTCCCATCGTTCATTGAGCGGGGACGTAATCGAGAAAACCCATTTGTTATTTGGGGCGACGGAACCCAGACCAGGGACTTTGTGCACATTAGCGATGTCGTTGGCTGCGTCGACGCGGCAGTGAAGCAAGACTACCGTGGGCCGCTAAACATTGGCACCGGACACGCTACAAGCTTCCGCGAGCTGGGAGAAATGGTTGCCAAGGCGGAAGGGTATTTCCCGAAGTTTCAGTTTCTAACAGACAAGCCAGAGGGCGTAAACTGGCGCGTAGCAGACATTTCCTCTATGCTAAAGGTATACACACCGAAAGTCGATCTTGAGACTGGAATCAAGCGAGCACTAAACGCAAGGAGGTAACTTGAGCGACACAAAGGACCACCAGCTCACCGCAATCCCAGATCTTTTTGTAGAGGGATCGTTTGAGTCCGAGTTTCAAAGGATCTACTCAGAGGCGTTCTCTCTCTTGGTTGAGAAGCAGCGCCGGTACGGAGACGCAAACATTCAGCACCTGGGGCTGTACGGCGTAATTGGCCGCATCTCTTTCGACAAGGTTTCTCGCGCTCTGAAGTTTATGAATGGCAGGGTGATTGACGGGAAGGTTGTTCTTAGCGACATGGACGACAGCACCGAGGAGTCGCTTGAAGATACCTTGCTCGACATTGCAAACTACGCCCTGATTGCCGTTGCGCTCCGTCGAGGTCTATGGGGTAGGCCACTTGAAGAAAGCTTGCTCGCGGAGGACCGTTAGTGTCGTTGCGCGAGTCTGTGGTAATGACGTACCGGCAGCTCGAAGACGAACTTGAAAAAATGTACCCGGGCCTTAATCGCGGCGAAGCGGCCAAGAAGCTCGCCAAAGAGATGGGCGGCTACAGCCACCGGACAATTGCAGCCTACGTCTACGGCCACCGCAGGATTGTTCCTCAGTTCATTTCTAGGTTTGTTGACTTCTATTGCCTAAAGAGCGGCAAAGATAGCAGTGAGCTTCTGCAGAAGTTAGCAATTACCCAAAGCCCAACGAGAGCAAAGCGTGTTGTTCTTGCAGAAAGCAAGATGGTCACTAGAATGCAAAAAGCCGTAGATACGATGTGCCTGAACTGCGCCGGCTCTACAATCCAGGAAGGGGGCTTCTGCTGGGATAGCGGTTGCCCACTTGTTGAGTTTACTCAATACCCGTCAAAGCAGGAGGCCAAAGGTGAATAGGGATGACCTCTGGATCGTCCTAGAAAACGACCGAGAGCATAGCGTGGTATTCTGGGCAGTAATTGACCGGGTGCAACGAGTTGTGCTCGGCCAAGGCCTTTCAAATCAGACGGATACTGCCGCAGAGCATGCGGAACAATTGGTCAATAAGCTGGTAGGGGGTGCCGAATGAGCAGCAAGATGCCAAAGCCAAAGAGGACTCTTGGCCCCCTGGCCGAGCGCGCAATCATGCTTGACCTTTCCGATGAGCTGGCAGAGTACCTGACTACGGTTTCCAAGAAGCTTGCGCCGGTTCTTGGCGGCAAGGACGCCGACTACGAAGGGTTTTGCTTTATCGCCAGGGATCGCAAGACGCAGAAGATTCGAGCCCACGTGTCAATGCACGTCCCAAACGACCGCGTTGCAACAACCTACAACGGCAGTGATGTGGAGGACCTTCAGCTTTTTGTATACGCTTGGGCAAACCACACCTTTATTAATAAGATGGTTCGTGCAAAGTGATTAGCAAGAACGCGAAAGCAGTTCTAGCCATTTTGCAGCGCTATCAAAACAGCTGGGTTGATGCCAAGCTGGTTCAGAACGAGCTTCCTGAAGGGGAGCGATTTGGTGCTCTGATTGCAGAGCTCAGGACTGCTGGTCATGTTATTGATCACCAGCAGAACGTAGACCCAAAGCGCAAGTCTTGGCAGTACAAGCTCGTTATTGTAGATAAGAAAACGATCAGCGGGGGATGGATTTGTTCCCGCTGTGGCAGGATTGAGGCTAAGGATTCGGTCAGGTCCAATACGTTGTCAGAGCTACATGCTTCAACGTACTGTATTTCCTGCAAGAAAAGGCAGGTCTTTGTATTTAGGAGTTAAAAATGGCCTCAGTAACTGAAAAGATCGAAGGCGTTTTGTACGCCGACGGATGGGACGATTGCCTTATTGGACACGGAAACATTTTCCACGGATCTGACGGACAGCTTACGGTAGCAATTTATGACCGAGATAAGATGGTCAAGAAGATGGCTCAAGAGATTATTGAGCAGGAGCAGAGCATCGATCAGGATCAGGCAGAAGACTCTGACCCGTATCTTGAGGCTGACGAGTACATCTCGTTTAATGTTGAAGGTGCCTACTTTCAGCCGGGCATGCCGGTGTATGCAAGCTTAGGGGAAAACGCCGAACAGATCGAGGCGTAACCAATGCTTAACTTTATTATTGCGCTAGCGCTCATTATTTCCCCCTGCTCTCCAGCCCCAGAGTATTTTGCGCAAGCAGAAGACGACTGGGCCCGAGACCGCATCCTTGAGCCAGATAATTTTTGGCGTGGCGGCTACGTTCGTGACGGTTTCGTCTGGAGCGGTGCCGGTAAGGGTGCTGGAATCACGGTATACGTTGTAGATACTGGTATTGCCGACAACGGGTTTATTGAAAACCTTGCCCCTGGCTTTCACAGCTTTGGCAAGAACACCCTTGATTGCGGTAAGGGCCATGGAACTTCTGTGGCGTCTCTTATTGCCGGAGCCGGCTATGGCGTAGCCGAGGCTGCAACCATTGTTCCCGTGCGTGTGCTTAATTGCAGTGGCGGTGGCACAAGGGCGGCAATCCTGGCTGGACTTAAGTGGATTGCAACTAATGCAAGCCCAGACACCTCTGTTGTAAATATTAGTTTTGGCGGAAAGGCCGACAAGGCAGTAGACAAGGCCGTAGAGGCCATTAGCGACCTTGGGATTCCAGTAATCATTGCCGCCGGCAACTATGGAGCAAACGCTGCCAAGTATTCACCATCCCGCATGGGCTGTGCCGACGGGCTGATGGTTGCGGTAGCCGCAAGCACGTGGCTGGATCTTCCATGGACCGGCTCAAACTACGGCGATTGCGTCTGGCTGTATGCTCCGGGCGCCAACGTATTGGCTATGGGCCCAACCGACGAGAGGCTGGTAAGCGGAACGTCGTTCTCAGCTCCGTATGTGTCGGGGGCGATTGCAGCCTACGCAGCAGAAAACGGTGTCACTACCGAAGAGGCTTTGGGTATGGTGATGGAGGCGACTTCTAGCAGCATGACCATTGCCCGGAGGCTCAAGACCACCAAGGCTTTGCTGCAAATGTTCTCAGGGGATGAGTTTGCCCCGGATCTTTGCACGGATGATTGGTGGATGTGCTAGTAGCGCTTAGCTGCAGTGAAGTAAAAGCCGTCTCCGCCAAGATCGGCTGCGTACACTAGCGCATCCACAACGTCGTCGTGTGACCCGTTTGGGAATGCAAGCAGCTGCATCTCAAGGTCATCAATGCCGGGGGCGTTGTTTACGTGAAAGACCTTACCGGCCTCATACCTTGCCGCAAGAGCCCTGGAGCGCGTGACCTTATCTCGGTCCGGGCGAATCGGCCTTGCCGGCAGGGTTGTGGTGGACAAGATCTCTCGAACGAACGTACTCTGATGTTGAACGGCCTCGATGTTGACCGACTCAAAGAAGCGAGCATCGTCGAGCTCCGGGTCAAGCCCCTTAAGGCCAACCAGTCGTTGTGGCCATAGCGCACGTGGGCCAGAGTCGTAGTCAAGGTTTCCCTGGCCGTCAATGCCGGTCAACCAAGCCCTGTGCCCTTCCTGCAACCGAGACTTCCAGCTGCCGATGATGTAAATGTTGTGCTGGTCGTCTACCACAATCTCCACAGCAGCGGTGTAGTCGCTTCTCTGGGAGGCTGAGGATGCAAGGTCTACGCCTAGGCGTCGTGAACCTTCTGGGACCTTATCAACGCGCTGGAAGTTTTCGTATCTAAAAATGTTGCCACCCATTGAGGTAACGTCGTTCTGGAACTGCAACATAAAGATCGGCGTGCCAAGCTCCATCTTCTTTTGCTCCATGTCGGCAACGGTGTACATTTCCGGCCAGAGAACATCGTCTCCCTCAAGCGCTCGTCGCTGGTAGTGGGGTACATTCTTCTTAACAAGCTCGGCGTAAAAGTCATCTTCGTGCCAGCGCGTGCCGATGTACCAACGCTTTGCCTTGGGCACAAGCATAGGGTCGACAACCTGCCAATACGTTTCACTTGCCTTCTGGCGCTGCACGGCAGTAGCGTTTTCCTTCATGCCCACCATGTCGTCCGCAAAAAGAATGTCAAGTCGAGCTCCGGGCTTAATAGAGCCAAGTCCGTCGGCAAAGCACGTTGAGTCCTTGCCCAGGTTTGCCCCCTTAACGGTCCACACTTCGTCGGTCCACTTAGAACCAATAACGCCTTCTTTCGCCCAGGGAAAGACCTCGGCAAAGTACGGGGACTCAATGATCACCTTTATAGCCCTAGATCGTGCCAGGGCGTCAGACATGACTGCGGTAAGAACGCCAATGCGCACCTTGCCCCTTGTTACGCCAACCATGCGAGCGGCACGATGAATCAGCTGCGTAGTCTTTGCGTGGCCACGGGGCATGAGTACCAACCCACGCTCGTTATCGTCAAGGAACTGCTCCATCTCGCGCAGATGCCTTGGGAAGACCAGCCCGCTAACATACTCGGCAAAGGCAGCGTCGGAGGTCTGGGCCTTGACCCTGAGCCACTCCCGGTAGTTGTTATTGACCGTCGCTGTCATCTTCTGTGGCCGTCCCTTCAATTATCTTGAGGCTGTCCGTAACTTCGCTTGCCCACATTTGCAACCTCTTTGCAAGTTCTGCTGGGGGGAGGTTGTCAATTTCGTGAACGGTATTGATCTGAATGGCCACGTTTGTCTGCCCTGGCCTGGAGGATGTTTCCGGGGCATAGGCACCGGTAAGTTTGGCAAGTCGGTCAACTACCTCGAGTTGCAGCTTAAGAAAAGTTGCCTCTTCTTTTGAGCCACGGGCGCGGGCGGCTCCACCAGCGGCCATTTTGCCAATAAGGTTGGCCCGCTGGATTAGCTCAATCCGGCTAGAAGCAGCGTCAGGGCCTTCCTCAGACCATTGCTTTCTGATAGCATAGATATGTTTCCGGACAGTTTCGGGCGAAAGGTCTACGGCAGTGGCGATTTCCGGCATCGGAACCCCCTGCAGGTGCAGGCCTTTAATCTTTTCTCGAAGTACGCCCAGTTGTTCAGCGCCAACGCGCCCACGCTTTGCCATAGTTGTAGTATACCAAAGGAAATCTGCATGATCAGTATCTGCGACACCTGCGAGCTTTCTAGTGAACGTACATGCAGGCTATGTAAAACTACGTTTAAACGCTGTCAAAACCATGCAGCGGAGCCCGAACTTTGCTATCCTTGCGATACGGCTTCTGAGCTTGTAGTGCTGCAATGCGCCAACTGTGGAGCAAGAATGCAAGAGTTTAAGTGCAAGCTTATTTGTGAATGTGGCTATTTTGCCTCCTGTTCCGACTATTATTGAGGTGTCTATGCATCGAGTTCCCATTGACGGCGGGGATCTACAGCGCATGCTGGCGCGCGACTACCCGCAATTTAAGTCCATCAAGGACGCCTGTGCGGCTGCTGGGCCAATATTTGGCCTAACCGCAGAGACAATGCGGTGCTACGCCTCCTCAGGCGTGCCAAGGCGCAGTAAGGCATACAACAAGATCCGTTCCCGCCTCATGCAGATGGAGCAGGAAGAGGCAACAGCCATGCTTGGAGTGCAGGTTGCCAATAAGAAATTGCTGGAAGCTATTGACAACCAGGTCAAGGCGTTTGAAAATGCAGTTGAAAACCTCAAAAGGCTGCGGTCTGGCCTTACCGGCTAATCCGGTTATCGTGTAACAATAGGATATACCATGGCAAGTTCTGTGTACGACATCACCGCTGAACAAGGAGCAAACTACAACGCTACGCTGACCTATAGGGACAGCTCAAACGTGCTGATTAACATTACTGGCTATACCGCCAGGATGCAGGTGCGGAAAACCCTTGGCTCTGCAACTCCGTATTTGTCGCTGACTAATGCCTCTGGCATTACGCTCGGCGGTGCGGCCGGAACGGTTGCCATCGCTATTTCCGCCGCAACGCTTGCTGTTGTGCCGGCGGGGAACTACGTTTACGACCTTGAGCTTATCTCCGGAGCCGGTGTCGTTGTCAGGCTTATCTCCGGAGACTTTGTTGTCACCGGAGAAGTAACGAGATGAGCCCAGACGTCGACGTAGTAGACATAAATTTAACGATTACAGCGGCTACAGATAATACTGTTACCGTATCTCCGTCAACAAATTCAATTACGGCCAACCAGACAACCAATAGCGTCACGGTAGGAACAGTTGGGCTGCAGGGTCCCCAGGGACCGCAGGGAGCAGACGGCTTTGTTGGCTCAAATGGCCCGCAAGGCCCACAGGGACCGCAGGGAGCAACCGGCGCACAGGGCCCTCAAGGCACCGGAGCTTCGCACACCACCTTTACCCACAGTCAGAATTCCGCCTCAGCTACCTGGACAATCACGCACAACTTGAACTGTTTTCCTTCAGTCATGGTTGTAGATTCGGCTGGTAGTGTGGTTTACGGAAACATTGAGTATCTTGATGCCAACAGCCTTCGACTAACTTTTGTTGCCTCTTTTGGCGGCAAGGCATATCTAAACTAGGGGGGGAAACATGAAATTTCTAACCAATCTTGACCTTCAGAAAAATGAGCTGCAGAATGCCGCAATCCAGAACCTTGCCACCGACCCGGCATCTCCTGTTCAGGGCCAGATTTATTACAACACTGTTTCTGATGTAATTAAGGTCTATGACGGCGCAGCGTGGGTATCTCTTTCAACTGGCGCCGGAACCGTTACTGCGGTTACGGGCTCGGGCGCAATCTCCTCATCCGGCGGCACCACGCCAAACATTACTATTGCCGCCGCCACAACCTCCGTTGTCGGTGCCGTTCAGCTTAGCGACTCCACCAGCACAACCAGTAGCATCCTTGCCGCTACGCCAACTGCCGTTAAGGCCGCTTACGACCTTGCTAACGGTAAGGCAAACCCATCAGATACCACCTTTGTTGGTACAACCAGCGTTGCGCTCAACCGCTCATCTGCAAACCTTGCGCTTACTGGAATCACCAGCGTTGCCATGCCGGGAAGCACTTCAGGGACAACAACCCTTCAGCCTTCTGCTACTGCTGGTACGACAACCGTAACGCTTCCTGCCGCAACCGGCACTGTAGCGCTGACCGCAAACAAGCTAAGCGAATTTGCCGCAACAAGCTCTGCTGAGCTTGCTGGCGTCATTTCCGATGAGACTGGCACTGGCGCGCTGGTATTTGCTAACAGCCCAACGCTTGTCACTCCTGCCCTTGGCACCCCGGCAAGCGGCGTGCTTACGAACGCTACGGGCCTTCCAATCAGCAGCGGCGTGTCTGGACTCGGAACTGGCGTTGCTACATTCCTTGCCACACCGTCCTCAGCAAACCTGATTAGCGCCGTTACAGATGAGACTGGTACTGGAGCTCTTGTCTTTGCCAACACGCCAACCCTTGTCACGCCAAACATTGGCGCAGCAACTGGTACGAGCCTTGTGCTCTCTGGCGACCTGACGGTCAACGGAACCACAACCACGGTAAACTCAACAACGCTAACAGTCGACGACAAGAACATTGAGCTTGGTTCAGTTGTGAGCCCAACGGATGCTGGCGCTGACGGCGGTGGTATTACCCTTAAGGGCGCAACGGATAAGACAATTACCTGGGTTGATGCCACCGATGCGTGGACCTTCTCTGAAGACGTTAATCTCGTCGTTGGCAAGGCTTACGAGATCGCTGGCACAAGCGTGCTCAACGCAACGACCCTTGGCAGCGGAGTCACCGGCTCAAGCCTTACCTCGGTTGGCACAATCGCCACCGGCGTGTGGAACGGCACCGCAATCGCCATTGCAAACGGTGGTACTGGCGCAACCAGCGATAGCGCAGCCCGCACTGCCCTCGGCCTTGCAATTGGCACAAACGTTCAGGCATACAACTCGACCCTGGCCGCAGTAGCTGGCGGAACATACAGCGGCGATGACAGCATTACAACCGTCGGCACGATCTCTGCTGGTACGTGGCAGGGCACCGCCATTGCCTCAACCTACGGCGGAGC